GCAGTTCGACTGACTGAACCTTGTCCTACATCGAATCTAACCCTCCATTTTGTGTGTGCGATATTTTTTGCTGTTGAGCCTGTTGCCCTACCATCAATACCTGTGTTTTCATATCGTAAGCATAAGTCATGTCCTAACGGTGCAGGCACACGGAGAGACCCGTTTCCTGTTGCCACCATTATAGGGGAGTTTGGTAATCTCTCAAGTGGTGTTACACCAAGAGTTTGAATGCTGATTGAACGGGGAATAGGTCTATCTCCTACAAACTCACCTGCGGCATTTACAATACCAACCTCACCGATTGTTGGACGAGAGGGATATGTGTCATTTCGTGATGAAGCAGGTGGTAGGTTGTTGTCTCCTTGATTCATACCTGCTTGGAAAAATGTTCCAATTGTGTCTGATGCGGGATGATTTGCGTTTGTAAATGAAGGGAAGTGGGTATATCCACCCATAGGCATAGCAGTATTTTGTAGCGACCCCGAATATGCGGCAAACAAATCAAGCACATCAGCCGCTTGGTCTGCTATTGCATCGGCATCTGTTTTGTATATTGTAGTCCCTGTCCCCATTTGAGGGCCACCAATCCTACCGAGACATGCCGTTCCTGTGGTAGGAACATAGCCTGCGACAGTTTGTAGGTTCCTTACATTAAACTCGTATCGAACCTCATCTGATGGAATGGTAGCATCATCAGCAGTCAGAGAGACAGCAGAGACAACCCACCATCCGTTACAATCTCTGCCCCCCTCTGTGCTTGAACCATCAGCATTTTGTCTTCGTCGAGCATCATATCTCGACCCCCATACTGTGCCTGTTTCAAGCGTCATATCGACACCCGAACCAAGAGCACCGTCAAGATTCTCGATGAAAAGTGCATCACCTATCTCAAGTCTTGCTGTTGAACCGCTATATTTTGCGTCCGTGGATGTTGTAGGACATTCGACACGAACCCTCAACCGTCGAGTCGTGCTATCAACCTGCACACACTCGATATGCTTGATGTCATTCCGTTTTGTGTTTGGTGGGACTTCCATGTGTAGTGTCCTACCTGTATGCCCTGTCAAAACTGATTGAGTGTGATTAGTCCCCTGTGCTCTTGGGGTGATAGGCCCTTGGACGAAGTCAAAATACGGATAAACACCTGCGGCTGTAAATTGACCGCCTCCTGTGCTACCATCGGACGCTATACCTTCGTCTCCCTGCCAACGCATATACATCGTATCTGTATTTTTACCACCAACAGTTCTTGAGGCGTCATAGACATACGGGATAAGTGCGCCATTGTTTAGGTTGTATGTGCCATCCTTCAAGAAGGCGGCAAGTGCCATTGCCATACGATATTTTGGTGGAGGACATTCGCTTGAATCTTGAGAAGTCCAAACCATACCCATGTTGATAGTCATAGCCGATAAATCGTTAATGCTATTGTCACCGAGAATAGCGGCAAAGTTATGACCTAACAAATGGTCTCCACTTTGGCCGAATGTTTTGTAGTCAATTATTGCCGAATCTGAACCATTCGGTTGTGTATCATATCTCGTGATTCCGTTCTTATTGTAGCCATCAACACCGCCAACAAGAGTTTGAGCACTTGCGATATTCTTCGACAATTGGTTGTTATCGAGCATCATAGGCATAAACACTGTTGCTCGATATGGAGACGGGTTCGGAAATATGACATTGTTCACGGCATCAATCGGCACACGGGGGTCTTCGTTGATGTTAGGTAATGTCACAAATCCCGATGAATGAACCGTGTCAATCATGGCGTGTGGGACAAATGCCTTTTTGAGTGAATCATTTGCTATTCCAATGTGTCGGTATGTGTCGATAGTCTCTGCTAACTCCTGTATAGTCATAAACACAGGAAACGGCCCACCACGAGGGCCTTTATGACCCACCTTGGGATTGAGAGCCTGTGCGCTGAAAGCACTTGTTGAAGTCGTCCCATCGGCTTGTGTGTGCGGCATCGTCGTAGTCGTAGCGGTGTTGTTTGTCGGTGCCACCAATTTGATGACCGTCGTAGTCCCGTCACTGTGATTGATTTTACAAGTGGCGTTATATGTGCCACTGTTTTCTATGACAATCGTAGGCTCTGTCCCGCTTACATCGGTTCCGTCATCATTGATGGCCTCGACTCTGATACCTGCTTGCACAGACTCATCATCAGAGGCATTCACATCTTGCGAAAAATTGGTTCTATACAACACAGGGTCACACGAGATGCCGAGAACACCGTCGTCCTTGATGTGGATAGGCCACCATCTCTGTAACTCGGCAAGGTCATTCTTGACCCGACTAAACTTGTGTGCAGGTTGCTTCTTGAATGATGCCATCAAATCACACCCCTTGAGCCTCTTGCCACAGAACGGTTGAGTGCCTTTGGTAACTCTGACATGAGCATGGCTCTTACCTCCCCTGCTGTTAGTCGGGCATCACCGTTTATCACGATATTGCCTATCGAGATGCCACCACCGAGACCTGCGGAGTGCATGATTTGAGCACGCTCCGTAGCCTTGTCGGCTCCAAGTGGCACGACTGCCTCTGCACCTGCTTCACCGATTAGAGCAGGCGTAGGGCTTGTTACAATACCACCATTCGCTAATCCGAATAAATCAAACAGTCCGCCTGTTATGCTACTTCCAATCTTACTGAAGCCCAAGGCACCACCGATAACACCACCCACAGCACCCACAGAACCAAGAAGGCCGCCAAGACCACCACCAAGAGCCATCATGGCTGTTCCAAGCGCACCCATAGCCGTGTCTTTGACACCTTGAAGAATAGTTCCAAAAGATGCCTTTAACAAGCCTAAGTCCAAAGTGATGATAGCGTAAATCGCTGACGCTATTCCTTGAATCAATTGTAGCACACCTGCCAATAACTGCAATACGGGCGACAGGATGTGCATTAGGATAATGAATGCCTGTGACAGAATCATGACGAGAGGCACGACAAACTTGAGCGCATTGATGAATGCAGGCAAAGCATCAAGAGCCATTGGAATGATTTGCCTTAGTGCTAATCCGATTTGAATTGCCAAGTCCTTGAACAGTGGTAAGTTTTCTTTGATTGCATCGGCTATCTCATCTTTGAAGGCGGCACTTATCTCCATCAGCATTTCGACAAACTGTTGGCCGACAGGAAGCATTGCTTCTTGCACAGCCGATACGAATAGGAAAAACGATTCTTTTGCTGAACCGAGTGCATCGTTTTGTCCTTGAATACTCTCTGTGAATTGCGCTGTTGCACCTGCGGCATCTTCATTCTCTTTCACAAGTGCATGGAATGAGTCTCTCTGTGTAAGCAAAGATGCAATGGCTGTTCCACCACGCACACCGAAGATTTCTAAGATTTGAGTCGTGGTTGCACCCGATTGAGCCAATTGGTCAAGCACTTCACCAAGGCTCGTGAGACCTGTTGTTTGTTGCTCGACAGTCTTAACCAAGTTTTTCGATTCCTCATCTAACTCCTTTTCCTTGACAGTAAGAGACGACAATCTCCTATCGGCTTTTGCACGCTCCAAATCCAATTCCATTTCGTTAAGGCGTAGTGAGTCATTTACTTCGGTGAGTCTTTCGATTTGTTTTATTTCTTGCTCTGTGAGGTTTCGATTCTGTCTTGCGGCTCTTGCCCTAATTTGCTCGATAGCCAAACTGTTCGCTTGCTGTTCGATTGACAAGTCAGTCAATTGACCGTTGAGCATCCTTATCTCGTCCGATAGGGCTGTGGTCTGTTTTTTGGTTCTGTCTAACTGATTTGTGACACCTTTCAGTGCGCTTCTTGCTGATTCACCCGCAGGTGACAACACTTGAACGGTCAATCCCAAGTCATTGATTGCTCTTTGAGAATCGAAAGTCGGTTTCAGCAATTTGTTGATTGACATACGCAAACCTGTTCCCGCTACGGTTCCACGAAGACCTGCGTTACCAAGAGCACCAATAGCGGCCGCAGTCTCCTCGATGGCGAGACCTGCGCTGTGAGCAACAGGAGCGGCAAACTTCAAACCTTCTCCGAGAGATACAATATCGACATTTGACCGAGTGAAGGTTCGTGTAAGGACATCGGACACATGCTGTAATTGGTTCATCTCCATACCGAATGCTTTGACACCTGCAATACCGATACTCGTCGCAGTTTGAATATCGACACCACCTGCGATAGCAAACTTAACGAGGTTTTCCAACGCCTTATCGCTAATCATCTCATCAGCATTTACACCTGCAATAGCAAGCAGGTTAGCCGCTTCACCGACTTGGGAGGCTGTGAAACGAGTCGATGCACCAATTCTCTTAATCTCTGTGTCAAGTTCTGTCATCTCACCTGCTGTTACACCGAGAATAGCACCTGTCCTTGCTAATGTGTCATTGTATTCAACATACAATTCAGCCGCACTTTTAATGAATGAGGCCGCACCTTTAGCCGATATTGCGATTGCTGACAAAGATGCGGTTGTAAGACTCGTCATACCACGAGCAATGGTTCCAAATCGAGAGAACGCTCCACCTGCCGCATACATCGACTGTGAGACGCCTGCCATCCCTTTACGGAAGTCCTTTTCATCGAGGCCCAAGAATACGGTTGCCTCGTGTTTTGTATCGACCATAATCACCGTCTCCTAAGCCTATTATGCGTTGCTTGACGCTGTGATTGTTCGACTTGGTTATTATGCCTGCGGTTCGATTCCGCAAGCGCACCGAATAGAAATGCTCGGTCTCGTATATCCATCTCACGCCATTCTTGAGGCGTCATAGAGAGTTCTCTCATCAAGTGAAATAAAAATTGGCCCTCGTCTGATTCAGCGAGGGTCATTATTCCCCCAAGACCCCACCGCCTTGTGTAGTGCCAATGGCGGCAGTTATCTTGTTCGATAGTTTGGCGAGTGTTGTCAAAGGTAACTGTCTGAGTTTGGCCCATGTGACTGACTTGTCACATTTATTCATCATCTCACAAACCATGAGCAAACCGATACGCTCGGTCTTTTCGTCAGCATCAGTGACACCGTGTAGTTCGGGATGTGCCTTCAATGCTTGATATTCCTGTGCCGATAAGGGCTTGATGTCGATTGTATCAACGCCCAAACCCATGTCTGAAACATTTACTGTGATTGCTTCGCCTGCTTGCTCTATTGCCGTGTCTAACCATGTCATTGTGTGCCACCTTACTTATCGTCGGGTTTTGGTTGGGTTACTTTGGGTTTCGATTTCGTTTTCTTGGTTGATGCGTCCTCCTGTTCACGCACCCACTCTCGCATATCGAAGCCAATACCAAGCAACCCTTCGGGCCACTCGGTTGGAATTACTTTGCGTGCTTTCTTGCACATTTCTTGAAGCAAAGGTAGGTTCTGTCTTGTCATCGAATCACTCCGCTAAACATAGAACAAAGTTACAAGCCGCAGTATCGGCCTGCAATGTAATGTGAGTTATTGGTGGCTGACTCGTATCGAATCGGATAGCAAAGACGCTGTTGGGTGCAATCCTAAGAGTGCATAGGTCAGAACCCGATTGAGCCTGTTGAAGTGTGACTGACACATAGTTTGTTGTGTCACGGTTCTCAAAATAAATACCATCAGCCTGTCCGAATCCGAAAGAAGTGGTTGCATATTGTGTTGCTCCTGTGCCTACGCTACCTTCAATCTTGAGTGCGTCTCCCGAAGTGAATGACTTTGTGCCACTCGATTCGGAGAATCCTGTTGCACCATCACCTGCGTCTTGCGAGAATGTAACTGAAAGGTTGTTGTTACGAGCCATTTAATCACCTCAAGCGTCCCTTGAAAAGTCAAGTCCTTCAAAGGATGCGTTAATCATCAACGCTCCCTCTGAACCTGCCTCAACACCTTCGACTGCCATGTCTGTGAGCATACAACCGCTTAGGGTGTATGAGTTTGCTCCTGTGTTGCCATCATTGTCAAAGACGATGTCAAACATTTGATTGGTGTTGAAGTATGTGTAAAGAGTGCTGTCAGACAGTCCCCAAGCCTTCTTGAGTGTCCCCGATACAGTTCGTAGTCCACGAGTCAAAGAAGTGCTCGTGTTGCTGTTCAATTCATTGTATCGGCCTGTTGCTACTGCCAAGGTGAAATCACCCGACACGAAGCCGACAAGGCTTGAAGATACAGTTATTTTAGCGGTCACTCCTGTGAATTGGTGAACGGTCATACCTAACCCTGTTGTCTATATGGTTCTTAACATTCACCCTCGGACGCAAGGTCTGTTAGGACGGATGCCGACTGTTTGATTTCTTGTCGAAGTCTGTTTTCGTAAGCCATTCTGATTTGCTCATCTGTGATTCCCAAATGTGCTACTATCAAATCGACTGTGGTGAGCAGTTTGAGGTTTGCTCTGTCATCTTCGGTCAGCATCAATGCTTGCTCTGCGGTATCAATCCATCTCTCATTTGTATTCATTTTCATATCTCCTTGATTGCCTCTGTGGCGATTATTTGTATTTGAGGGTCTGTAAGCGTCTCTATGGCTACGAATTGACCTTTGGTATGCTTTGATACCTTGAGGTCATTAGAGGCCGTTAGAAGGCTTAGAATCGTTTGTATCGTATCTGTGAATGCTACCGTGAATGGTTCACCTGTGAAAGTGGCTTCGATTGGAGTCCAAGAGCGAGTCGTTTTGGCTCCCCAATGACCTGCCCTAACCTCTGACTTCTTATCGAGCGTCATAACCACATAGGGCGCATTAGCGACCTTCATTTCCATTGCACACGACATCAGAACCGACTTGTCGATGACGGCTTCGCTTGTAGCGACTTCATTGTCAAACATTGGGAATACCAAGTGTCCGTCCTTTGTTGGTAAGACATTGCGGTCGGGTATTGTCATACAATCCTCCTCATCAGCAGGCATTATCTCCGCACCACCATTCGATTTCGTGCTGATTACAATAGGCTCGTTTGCCTCGGTCGTCAAACGCACAGTATCACCTCTTGATTTACTACGGACGAGGTTGCATAACTCCTGTGGATTGCATACAATCACACAGGGTTGTTTGACCTTCAATCCTTCGATGGGATAACGGTTGATAAATGCCATCAGCGTCTTGCCTGTATTCATAGTCCAACACGAAGCCCCTTCGGGTTCAAAGAGGATTCTAACGGGCAACGGAGGCGTGTCTAACGCCAACATTGACAGGAATGACGCAAGACTCGTGCCGTTTGCTTCGACACGAGCGGAGCGTGATACCTTTGAGTTTGGTGTCAGCATACCCCCAAAGGGGTAGCCCACCTACTTAATCGGTTCAGAGGAAAACCACAAAGTCGCCTGCGAAGTATTCAAAGTCGATTGGCTCTCCATTGTGTGTGACGGAGTGAATCGTAACCCAATTGTATTCATTGAATAATTCCATGATTTCAGACTCGACACAGTCGATGCGGGATGTGCTCATGCTTGCGGTAGTGGATGAATGATTGTTCCATCCATCATGGGTGTGTCCGTCAATTTCAATCGTCTCGGTTAGGTGTGCGTTTGGTGTGTTGCTCGCCATGTTTAGTCGTAGGGGGTTCACCTATATAAAGCCACCGCCTATATGTCATCATATGCGTCGGGATAGGCAAGCCACACCTTTTGCGGGTATTTGGTTCGACCATCGAGAGATGCGATTCGGACTGAACCTGCGTTGAAGAATAAATGCGGCTTCTTGGCTAAGTGGTTCGATAACCTGTTCATCTCAAATGGTTGGTTAGGTAACGAGAGAATCTGTCCTGTGGAGATGGGTTCACCGTCGGGGAATACTGCGCCCGCTTCAATCAATGCGGCCCAAAGACGACGAACATTGCGACCATCGGATTTACCGAGTCGCCCCTTGCGTCTCTGACCGTATTTGGAAGAAGGCACACGCTCCTCGTCAGTTCTCTCCGTCATCACCGCTCTCCTTTGGCTTTACAATAAGCATTCTTTGAGGCTTTGAAATCTGTGTGCGCTTGATGGCTTCGGCTACATCATCGGGTAGGATAGGGAGAACCCTATCGACTGCGGCATTTGATAGTGACACCATCGTCCCGAATACGGTCGGTGGCACGAGTTTTTGGACTTCGGTTGGAATGTATGACCGTCGAGTTTGCTCTCGCCATTCGACTGACCAATTTTCAGTCTCGGTTTTGCAGTCTTCAACCTTCATTGAACGGTCAAACACCTCGGTCTTGATATGTTCGTCGATAGCCTTCTTGCGCTTGTCAAGCATTTGCTTGCTTGCTTTGATTGTTGCCAATTCATTCAACAAGTCATTCAAGTCAGCACCCAATGTTGGAGTTAGCATATCCCATGCACCGTTTTGCATCATGTCTTGCGCCTTCGGACATATCGGAGTGTAAGCACACCATTGACAACCTTTGCCGATTGTTGCAGGCACTTTGGAGGTGTCTGTGCTATCGACGGCCATAATGTTCTCGTATTGAGAGTGGAGCCAATCTTTGAAAGTCTCAAGTCTCTCATCAGTCCAAACGGTTGTCACCGTTCCATGCCTCTGTAAGTCAAAGGTGAATTGTATAGGTCGGTCGGGCCATAACTCACGAGCCACACAAAGATAGATTGCGGCCTGTATAGAATTGTCAGCCTCGGCCTGTGTAATGTCAAGCCGTTGTGTCTTGTAGTCAATACACTCGATAGTGCCGTCCTTGTGTTCGATAACAAGGTCAATGAAACCAAGCACAGGGGTGCCTGTTCTCGATAGGATATATGGTGCGTCATGACGACCGAATTGCATCTCCACATGGAGAGCACGGACAGGGTCTCGACCTCTGCGGTCGAACCAACGCTTGAGCATCCTCTTGCCGTCTTCATAGAAGTCAAAATCGACCTCACGCTTGGCATTGACTTCTTTGTATAGAGTCATCAATCGACCGAATGATGGCTTGGGTGTCTTGCCTGTTTCGGGGTCGGGACGACGCCATTCCTCAAGAGCATCGTGAACATTATTCCCCATGCGCCCTGCTTGGCTATTGTCTCTGTGATTCCCTATCTCCTTCAACGCTTGAGCGTCAGCATTGGGTTGCTCATAGTGCAGGTGATACTTCAAGTAACATTCCTGTGCAGTTTTGAGCCTCGATGCGGAGATGTAGGGGACTTTCATTTAGGATTCCTCATAGGGTGCTTGCTTTATCAACCGCTTTCCAAAAGCGTTCTTGGGTTGGATTCTCCAATCTGAACGGCTTGCAGGCACGGCTTTTCTTGATATGAGCAAAGTGTCGGCTCTCGACCTCCCCCTTAACTGTGCGCTGTTGTTGAGTCATCTCGACTATCCAATCGAATAGGGGGTCGGTCATGTCGGGGCGACCTGCCGCCAACACGACACGGTTCTCGTTTGGTGTGCCGTAGTTTTCAGTCTTAGTCTTGAGAAGGACAGTCGATAGGAAGTGGTAGTTATACATCTCACCGCCAATCTTGAGTCTCTCGTATGGTGAATAGAATAGTTTGTTGATTACCTTGTAGGCGTGCATCTGACCCTCTGCATATGCAGGTAATGTCTTCTTGCCCTGTGAGATAGCCTCCTGTTGCCGTGAGAGCAGTAATTCACCCTCTGACTTGCCATGCACGCTGACAGCATAATGCTCACGACAGGAGAGGTAGTATGCACCTTCATTCTCCATGACCATGACACGCACACCGTCGGGGTGCTCCTCTTGATGTTGTCTCATCAAATCAATGAAGGCAAGTGAAATGTCATTGACTTCATCGGGTGTTCGACACACCTTGCGTAGGATGCGTGAGCGAAGATTGGGTGGCACTATGTCGTCACGAGCGACAAGGTCGGCCTGTCCTTCAAGGTCACAGTCGATAATACACATGAGTGCCTCATCGGGCTTCACATTAGCCGCATAGTGCGAGAAGAATGTCAAACCCCATGTGGATTTACCTGCACCGCTAAAACCTTGCAGTTTGATATGTCGTGGTCGATTCTTGACCATTGATTCTCCTGTGTCACAGGATGCAATCAAATCAGCATAATGTTGAGCCTTCTTTTTTCGTGCCATAGAAAGACATTCGATACCCACCTATATGAAGGATAAGGTGAGGGGCGGGGGCAAAACCCCTAACCCCCTGCGCCCTCATGAGTAGGTGGAGCATCAGAGCACCTTTGTTGTTTGTGAGGAAGACAAACAACGGTGAAACAATAAAGACGACAAGAGAGAAAACAACAGAAAACTCTTGTCTATGCTCTGATAACTCCGTGTTCAATCCCAATCGTCGTCCCATTCTTCGTCGTCACCGTCAGTCCAACCTTCATCGTCACTTTTGGCGACCGCTTCGACTTCGGTTTTCGTTTCAGTGGCTTCGTCGTCAGAGCCTTCGTCCTCATCATCGAGGTCGATAGTTTCCACATTGGTATTGAAGTAGTCAGAGGCATTGTCCTCGGCATCGTCACCCGACTTTGGAGTTTCGACTTTCGGAGGAGCAATGACCACGAGTCCGACCGCACACTCGATTGTAGCCGATAGGCCGTATTGGTCAGACATAGAAGTCGTCACAAGAGCCAACACTTCGGAGTATTTGCCGAAGCGGTTTGCGGTGTCAGTGTCACAGAGAGCATTGAGCATCAAGCCTTCGCCCGATTCGATTGCCTCAAGTGTCATTGTTGAATCGTCTTTCAGTAGCATCTTGCCGAATGAGTTACCTGTCTTGGATTGTTGAACCCCTGCGTAGGACACAGTAGCCTCGACCAAACGGTAATCGTTTCGGTTTCGTGAAATGTCATTTTCCAATTCAGCAATTGGAGTAATGTCGTAGGTGTCACGAAGCAATTGAGAACGGTCTCCGTGCTCATATTCTTCTTCGGTGAAAACAGTCATACCCGACAGTGGTCTCAAGTCGAGAATCTCCGTGTCGAGGTTCTTGCATGAAATAGAAGCCGAGTATGTGAGTCCGCCAACAAGGTCGTCAGCAAGTGAAGCATCTTCATCCCACAGAGACATTTTGAACAGAGCGGAGTCCATGACGGAGTCGCCATCTTCAATGATTGCTTGACCAAACACATTTGCCATTGCACGGCCTGTTCGGGTCATTCTTGAGTCCACTGACCACACATCTAAATGTGCGACAAATGACTTTTGTCGAAGCATTGCTGAAAGGTCAGTCAATACGCAGTTTGCTACGAAGCGTTGAGCGTTTGAGTTTTTCATGCCACCCAATTCGGTAACAGTGTCTTTCAGTTCCTTTGCTTTGCGACGATAAAGAGCCACCACAGGTTTTGCATCTTGGAATATTCCATTTTGAATACCCTTGTCGATGAAAGGTTGTAGTCTGCTCTGCACGCTCTTTGGTAGGTTTTGATTTGCCATGTCCCTCACTTACAATCCCCACCTATATGAAGCAATAAGTTCAAACCCCTTCCTCATCGAGTCTGTTCAATTGGGCCTCCATCATGGCCTCCCATAGGTCATCGTCCTCCAATTCGGCTGACTGCGAGGCTGTCTTGATTGCCTCCTTGACTTCTCGACGCTTCTCCAATGCGGCTGTTGCACTGTGTTTAGCCGAGAACCAAGCATCACCTTTGAACAGGGCGGGACGATGTTTTGAGTCCTTGCCGACAATATCCCAAAGGAGATTACCTTTTCCTGTTGGTCGGAGATACGATGGCAAAAACAGCGACCGCCAAACCTTTGCTTGGTCTTTCGACATACAGCCTATCGAGCGCAGTAGGCTCGTGTCCTGTCCCTTGAGAGCGAATGCTGAAATCGCAGGTTCGGCTTTTGAAATCACATCTGAAAACTCTTGAGTCAGAGTGGATAGGTTGTTGGATGCGGCCTCGACAAAGAGTGGTGCAAGAGCGTAGTCGTCCATGAGACCCTCACGAGCCTTGACGAGTTTGTATGACTTCTTGCCACCACCACGACCACCACCACGACGAGCAACCTCAATCAGCCCTGCATCTTCAAGTGTAGGTAGGTGCTTCTCCTTGAGTGCGTTCTTGGTAATTGTAAATGCGTGTAGCCCAAGCCATTGGAGAATGTTGTCCTCGGTCAAAGGCCGCTTGGCCTCTGACATGGCGTTCATCTGTTGATACACAGTCCAAGAATCGTCGGGGACACCCGACAGGCTTGCTCTCAAAACAAGGTCACAGAGTAGTAGTCCTATCACATTGTCTTCGACAGACGAGAGCAAAAACTCATTGCCGTTCTCATCTGTTTGCACGACACGCTGATGTTGATGCAACAGAGTAACTGCGTCAATGATTGACAGAACCTTGCCTATGTCACGCTGATGTTGAGCGTTACGAGCAGGGAAAAAATCAACCATCAAGGGAGCAAAGATGTTACGGACACGATGCCGCTTGAGAGATAACATAGCCGCTTGAAGCATTTTCAAATCGGGATGCACTGTGAATTGTTCGGGTCTTGCTTTGGCAAGCAAAGCGTTCTTGACCACAGAGCCAACCTTCTCGACTGTGGTATCGGGAGTCATAATCAATTGACGGGTGATTTGCTCTTGCTCACTTGGATTGCGAGTGGTCAGTGTGATGAAACTTGGACGACCTCTGATGATGAAGTCCCTTGTCTCTATTTCGCCCGATAACTCATTCTTGATTGGAGTCTTCCAAACAAGTTCATCATCGTCACCGCTCATAATCGGTTTCATCTTTTTGATGAATGCAAATGACTCGTCCTTCTCTAAGACTACGATACATCGACCGTCCACATTGACGATGAAGTTACCGTCCTCATCGACCTCGTCGTAGTCGTATTTCAGAGCCTCCTTTGATGCACCTGCAAGAACCATAATCATGCTCTTAGGGAACCCGTTACGAGCAGTCAGAGTCATGTAGGTCTTACCACTTGACGACTGCCCTATCATCTCAAGGTTGAGTGGGTTGTCAGTCTTACAGGATAGGAATACGAGGAATGTCAGTAGCAGGTTAGCATCGTCACCTACAAACGGTGTCTCACGGCTCTCGTGGAGAATCTCGTTTATCTTGTCAAGCAAATGACGCTGTCCCAAGAATGACTTGATTGTGTGCTCGTCAATGTCACCGTAAGTCGATGATTCACCTGTCAGAGATTCTATTTCAGCCTCCTTCTTGTCAGCGACAGTAGCGACAACATAAGTGCCTTCACGGAGAATGACGCCTGCCTTGAGGAATGTCTGTTTGAAGTTTTCAATATCGTCCTTGTCATCACATACGGCTTTAGCCATACGAGCAATGCTGTGTTGTGATAAAACATTGACCTTGCCCTGTGGCTCACCATCGACCTCGGCTGAAAACTCCATGCGCCCTTTTGTTGAAGACAAGAAGGTCAGACGAATGTCATAATCACCAATTTCAAACAAAAAGTCAGACGATGATTCAGTCGATTGGTGGACTTGAAAGTCGGGGTTCATAGCAACCACCACGAGACGCCCACCGTTATAATCGTCTTGGTTAGAATACCTATCATTTACACATACACAATAAATTATATGTGTGTCTATATGACCCTAAGTCTGTTTCAATCGAAAGTAGTAACCCCCCATAGGGGGGTTAAAGATTCAGACTTTTTCGCAAAATCAAGGGTGAAGTGTTTGAAAACCTATATGCGCTCCAAACCTTCATGTTCTGTTTTGGCAAAAAGCCTGTTGAATTAAATGGGGAGAACCGCCCTATCCCACGACGCCATACACTTTGGCACTCCACATCGTAGGCGGGTATCGAGCCACCTTAGACCAACCCCCGTAGTGTGTTAGACCCTTCAATTGGGGCGGTCATTATGTTTAGGCACGGTTCTCCTTGATTCACCCTACGGGTCACTCCTATATAAAGATAACTCACAAAACTTTAGAAGGACAAGTCTGAAGCGAATCTCAATGTCGCTACCAAGTCGGCAGGTTGCCTGCCTACATCCAATGTCATAGCCGCACCGTTTGGTGTCATCTCCCACGATACTCTGAATATCCTGTGCCTACCTGCAATACCCATAGAAGCAAACTCCATCACATCACCTGCATAGATGTCATACCTTTCGGGCAAGCCTTCAATGACAAACTGCTCCTCTGTGCGTCCATTATTTGACAGCATCAGTTTGGCAAACTGCTCGGCCTGTTGATTGCTCGTAACTGACTTTTCATTCACGACTCTATGCACAGGTCGTCGAGGAAAATTAGGGTCGTCCACAGGTGGGAATGTGAAGTCGATACCTGCTGTGCTATTCTTCACGACTACGACATTGAAGATACTCAAGTCACCCTTTTGACGCTCGACTGATGTCGGATAGAAGTCTTGAG